TAATAATATGCAAGCATTGACTACGGGAGATAATAACGTAGCAATAGGGGCTGCCTGTTTAAGTGATTTAACTACAACTTCAAAAAACGTAGCTATTGGAGTTTCTGCTGGAAATAATTATTTAGGTGATGAATCAGTCTTTATAGGTAATGAAGCAGGTCTGCATAGTGCTTCTGGTGCTAATGATGGTGATCATGTAGTTTGTATAGGAACACAAGCTGGATATAGTCTTGTTAGATCTACTGGTTCTGTTTTTATAGGAAAAGAGGCAGGTAAGGCTGCTAACGCTGCTGGTGGTTCAGCTAATACTTGTGTTGGAAGAGAGGCTGGAAAAGCATTTACTTCAACAGTAAACTCCACTTTGATTGGACTGAAAGCAGGTGTCTCTTTAAGTACTGGCTCTAATAATACTTGTATAGGACACAAGGCAGGTCAAACAACACTTACTACAGGATCTAACAACACCTGTCTAGGATTTGAAGCAGTTCCAAGTGCTACTACTGCGTCTAATGAAATTACTTTAGGAAATAGTAGTATTGCTACATTACGTTGTAATGTTCAAACTATTAGTTCTTTATCTGATAGACGAGATAAAACTAATATTATTGATTTACCTGAAGGATTAGATTTTATATCGAAACTTAAACCTGTTAAGTTTGAATGGAAAACTAGAGATCTTACTAGTAATCCTAAAAACGGTACAACTGAAGCAGGTTTTATTGCTCAAGATTTACAGGCAACACAAAAAGAAACTGATACAGAATATTTAAAATTAGTATTAGATTCTAACCCTGATCGATTAGAGGCATCTTATGGAAAATTAGTGCCAATTCTTGTCAAAGCTGTACAAGAACTATCAGCAAAAGTTAAAGCATTGGAGGCTTTATAAAATGGAAGAAAGAACAACTGAAGAAATAGCAATGATTTTTACTATTGCTGCTGATAGCGTAACTTTAATCAATACTGAAACTTCAAAGTATAGTTATGAAACAGAAGATGAATGGAAAGAACGTATTGAGAGGAATGTTCATCATTTAGAAACAATTAAAGGCTATAAAAAGACAGATAATACAACATCTATATGGACTACAGAAGATTTTAGTGCCATTGACGCTGCCATAGTCAAGGGAAAGGCTGTTTACGAATAATGGATAATATAGAAGAGTTTATTACTTATAAAGGTTGTATTTATAAAAAAGTAGGTGATGTAAATTCATTAATAAAAATGTGTCCTAATTGTAAAAAACAGTATTTTACTAAAGAACAAAGACAAATATATTGTTGTGGTGCGTGTAGAACTCAAGCATGTAGATCTAAACAACTAAAGCCAAAAGGAATAATCAATCTAATATATTAGAATTATTACTTTTAAAATTGCATTTTTAACCATGTTTGCTCGTGCTTGTCAGATAGCTTCATTGTTGTCTTTATTTCTCACCTTGTCAATGTTGGGCGGATCTTACTACGCTTTCAGATTTGTTACTTCTGAACAGTTCAAGGCTAGGGTTATGAATGAAGTTCTGGACAATGTACAAGGAATCTTACCAAAGGCTTTAGACAATGCTTTACCAGATGTGACAGGTGGCACTATTCCAGAATATATCCAGCCCCAAAAATAATGGAAATACCAGAAATAGGTATCAAACAAATAAATGTACTAGAGATCTATGTTCCTGAGATATACAAGCCAGATCCTGTATTACCAGTGATAACAAATTTAGAAATAGATATTGTAGGTTGTACTTATCAGCATAGAGATATAAAAAACACTGGTAATACACAATTATTGCTAGATGACCCAAACGGAGTTTTCCTTACGTGTGGTGAGTCTTTATTTCCTAGCTTTTACCCTATCGATTATAGACCAGATCAGTTGGTAATTACGGAAGATTTGCCTATAACGAATGATGCTCCACCTATGCCAGAGTCAGACATTCCAAAGGTAAATAATACAGAAAAGAAAAAAGAAGATTTAGTGATCCCAGAATGTCCTAGTAGAAAGGATCAGGCCGTTGGAGATTACAGAAACTCAAAACGCACTTCCAGAGTTATCGGCCATAAGCTATCCTCAGACAAAACAGAGTGCATTACCCTTTATGAGGACGTACCCTTTCGAGAGACTTTTATTGGTACACCTGAAGTTCTTGTTTCTACTTTTGCTATTGGTGTGGTTGCGGGTGGGTCTGCTGCTCTTGTCCCCCTGATACAAGGGGCTGCGAAGGCTGGTATCAAAAATCTAGGCAAGCGTTTTTCAAAAAAAGATTAATTTACTTAGTTTTTATTTTGTGAGTATGAGGTAATACTTGATTTGGTAAGGATATAAGCTTTACATCTTTACAAGTGACAGCGTGTTCACCTGTCAGGACTATTCCTAACTTGGCCTGTTTACCACATACCTCAAGCCTGTACAGAGCCATTTCTAATTTTGTTTTTTTTATCAATAACTCTTGAGCTTCAATATTTACCCTTGCTGCTTTTTTGCAAATTTTCCCACCATTACCTAGAGGAATATTAAATTGAGCCGATATTCCATAATTTAAGTTGTAATTATCTTTTTCAAATCTTGGTGTTTCTTGGACATATTTTACTTCTCCTGTATCTTCATCATATATATTTTGTCTTACAACTGTCTTTATTGGCCTATTAAAACTCCATGCATCCGTAAGATATGGAGTTATGGTCAAACTAGGCGAGGTGCAAACAATTCCTTGACTGTAACGATTCTGAGGTAAGCTTGATGGAGTTATCATTGTTGCGTTATTATTGACTACCCCTTGAGCAGAGCTATTTGGCGAGGCAACTGTTGTATTTGCCAAAACCCTTGCAGGGCAAAGGATTACAAAAATTACTGACCAAAAATACTTTGAGTTTCTGTTGTTGAAGTAGTTGTAATAGTCCGATTTATTGTCGTTACATTGGAAAGGCCAGCACCTTGCAGCGATTCTACTAAACTGAAACTTTGTCCAGCGTTTACTATTTTCCATCTTGGCACAGTCTCAAGCTCTGGGCTTGTCCAACTAAACTGGACACCATTAAGAGTTTGAGTTTCACCAGTAACTGTCGAAGGGTTGATATAACCATCAAGGTCTGCTGATTCAATATTGTGACCACTTGCGGAATATGAAAATCCTGTGTTGTATTGGTGCGAAGAAATAACCTCATTTACTACAGATTGTGATGTGCTTGATTGAGTAGAACTGCCGCTACGAAACTGAGGAACCACAGGTGTGGCAAGGGTTCTTAGAGGTAGTAGTAACATTAATAATAGCCAAAATCTAGTCAATTTCAATCTGAACAGTAGTGGAGGCAGTGCAGCTTGTACCAGAACCAAAAGCACCACTGCATGAGTGGATTCCGCTAGACAAACTGCTGACGCTTCCAGAACCGAGAGTCCCCCCAGAAATTACTGTGGTCTGTCCACCTAAAACTGGTAATGTTGCTATGCCGCTTGATGGAGTGATTGCTGTTTGTGTAGCATCACCAGCTTGATATGACTCACTTAGAGAAAATGCTGAACCAGCATTTGTAACTGTTTTATTAGTGGCCGTTACTCCAGCAAGACCGTTAGTGATACTTGATAAGTTAAGACCACCGATTCCATTAGTGACTACACTATCCCCAGATCCTGTAGAAGTGGTAATATTATTTCCGCTTATGCTGTAGCTGTTAGAAGCTGCATTGGTAATTACATAAGGAGAGTCAATGGAAAATGAAGCGGCTGTCACATATTTCGCTGTTATCTCGGCAAAAGCAGCCGATGGTAAGAATAAAAATAAAGCAAATAGTTTTTTCATTTGATACCTACTTTAGAGTTCTTATTATCTACTATAGTATCTTTTTTCTTTTTTATCGAGAACCCAAGTGACGCAGTAGAAGCACTGAAAATACTTGCAATAAATGTTGGATCAAAGTCTACGATCTTTTTACCAGATGGCGGTTCGTAGTATGAAAGAGATAATAACGTTGCACTCCAAAGAAGAACGCAAACTTTCACAATGGTTTCGACTTTGCTAGGCTCTTGATCTTCCATGAAATTAAGATTTCTTGTTTAACACTGACATCTTAGCTATGTTTAGAAAAACAAACAAATCATGTCTAAATTTTTAATCGGTCTATTTATAAAGTTTGGCAAGTCGCAGAGTCTACGAAAAGCGTGTTTATCCATTTTACAAGACTTAGCAGCCAAGTCAGATAATGACGTTGATAATGCAATAGTAAAAATGATTGAAGAAAAACTATTTCCAGTTAAATAATGGATATTATCAAGGCTCTTACCTCTACTTATAGCCTTGAAGGAGAGTTTGAAGTGCAAAAGTCCATACAGTTTATTGAAAAATTAGAGGAGATTGAACTGTTAAAACCTTATTCAATAAAGCTTTTGAAAACAAATGCAAAGCAAGCTCATTTTGTAAGCACTTCACTTGAAATAATATCTTCACAGCAAGCATATATTTATAAGTTAGAAAAACAACTAAACAAGAAAAAAGCGACCTTTTGGGATCGCATTAAATACGTTTTGTTTAATAAAAAATAGAGGTCTTACATAAAGTGGTTATAGAACAAAAAGCTCGCCCTTAACTAGGGAGTTTTGTGCTGTTGCTAAGAGTTCTTTTTGTGAAATACTTTAATGCCTCTTGTTTAAGGAACTAAATCCTTTTCTGTAATATCAAACCATGTTGCAGATTCAATAACGTTTCCAGTTT